CGTGGTGGGCGTGCATTTGATCTGCGCCTTGTTCTGGCGCGCGTCGTTCACGATCTGCAGGTTATGCTGCCGGACATGGTTCTGGGTCAGGCACGGGCGCTCGCCGCGATCGGATCTGACGTTAGCGTCCCACTGCCACATGTTCTGGGCATCGCCATTGGCGAACTTCTGGTCGAACTTCGCCCGGTCGCGCCACTGGCTTTCCCACCCCTGGCAGCGCTCAAATCTTTCCTTGGCTTCGCGGATGATGTCTTTATCAGACTGTGCCATGTCTCTTGATCAACTCACGCAAGTCACCGCAACGTGCATCAGGGCGGCGGCGCGACCTTCTCCCGCTCAAACAATTTGATTGCGTTCGTAGCTGGGCAATCGAGCGTGAGGTCCGCCGCGCCGAACAGGAATATCCACGCATTGCAGGGGGGTATGCCTGACGTGCCGCTGCTGCAGCCCGCCAAGGGCGCCGCCAGCGACACCAGAACGATGGCCGCCGACACCTTGCCGACCAACGACCATCGCCCGTTCACATCGGCCCGTGCAGCGTCAAGCCGCCGACGGCGTCGGGTGCGGCCCTGACGGCACGCCTACCACGACCCATCCGGTGGCTTGCGTCCATCCCGATTTCCACTCGATCGGGCGGTTGTCGGGGGCCGGCATGGTCGGCGGCAGATCGGGCGGCAGGGCGATCGGCACCGTGGGGCGAGGGTCGTTCGGGCCCCACGTACCGAGCGGCGGCAATCCACCATCCGCAGGGGGGAAATAGATCGGCGGAACGGGCATCGGCACGTTGCCGCCGCCCCATATCCCCAACGGCGGCCCCCCGGGGGCCATGGGCGGCGTCGGGAACGGCTGCCCGGCCCCGCCCCACGTGCCCAGAGGAGGACCGCCAGGAGCTATCGGATGCGTCGGACGAGGATCATTAGGCCCCCACATACCCAGCGGCGGCTGTGGCCACGGATACCCGGCGACAGGGTGCGCCGGTCGCGGATCAGTGGGCCCCCAAATCCCCAGCGGCGGCTCGGCGCCTCCGCCGGAACCTACCGGAATGATCATCGCAAGAAACGGTTGCGGCATCATGTTCTCCTGCTATTGCCGTTCATCGAAAATCAGTGCGTCACGCCGCATCCGGCAGCGCATGCGCGCGCCGCAGCTCGGCCGCAGCCGCTTCCTTTGCCGCCGCATTTCCCTGCTTCGCCGCGTCGACGGCGGCTTCGGCCCTGACGATGGCTTGCGCCTTCTTCTGCGCCAGCACGTTCGGGCCGGCCGCGCGGGCCGCCGGACGCTCCGCGAGCCGCAGCTTCGCTTCCGCAGCGGCCTCGCCCAGCTCGTCGGTCAGCGCCAGCGCCAGCGCTTCGATTTCGACCAGGTGATGCTTGTCTCCGCGCACCCAGTCAGTGGCGATCATCGCCAGCAGCAGGTGCCGGTCCCCGTCCGTCAGCTTCGGGCGCGGGCCCATCACCGGCCGGCCATGGACATCGAGGGTGGGCTTGCCCTGGGCATCAAGCACAGGCACCGCCTGGGCACGTTGCTCGGGCGTGAGAACCACACCGTGGGCGTCGACTGCTTCCGATTGCGCCGTCGGCTGCTGCTCGGGCTGTGCCATCATAGTCCTCCTTGATTTGAATTTAAGACCCAGTCGCCGCGAGCGACCTTGAAAGCGGCGAGTGCTTGCGGAACGAGCGCCTTGCGGCCGGCATCGGTGATCACGCGCCCATGCGGCCGCTCCGCATGAAACGCCGTGCTATAGCGAACATGCCACCCGGAATAGCGGTCCAGAAACTGACCGATTGCGCTGCAAACCGGGGCCGATGTGCGCCGCCCAAATTGCCGCGCGATCTCAATTTGTGTCGAACCGCTTGCCCAAGCCGCAGCCGCGTAGGCGGCATCTTCCTCGGTGAACTTCAAGCGCGCATCCAGTTCGTGACCGGACTGCCTGACGACACCGACGTATCCCATTGCCCGGTCAGGATCGGATCGCGGACCACGCCGGGGGTGGGGCTGACCGCAGCCGGGGGGCCGGCTTCGCGCACGCCGAGGGCGAGGTAGCGCATGCTGTCGCTATTGCTGACGAGGAACCCGTTGGCCTGATAGCAGGCGTGGTTTTTTATGGTCAGGTCGTAGACCCACGAACTTTCCTCGCCGCTGCCGTAGGTTTTCCATCTTACAATTGAGATGACACCACTTCGCCCGGCCCGGGAATGGCGTAGCAAATATCTGACCGCACTGTTGACAGCGGAGGTCAAACCACTTGCGATCTTTCCACGCCGCCTTGCCGCTCCGGCGATGCCACTCCAACCCCTCGGCGCTGCCATGCCATTCAGCGGCGCGCTGCCTGCAGAACTCGCTGGGATCACTGAGTTCGCCGCGCGCTCGCCGCTCCAGTGCATGCCGCCGCTGATGCTCGGATGCGTCGACACATTCAAGATTGGCCAAATCATTGTTGAGCGTGTTGCCGTCCCGATGATGCAATTCGCAACCCTCAGGCACAGGCCCGTTATGATGCTCCCAAATCGCGCGATGAAGGTTGGACGGGCCCGGCTGGCTCCAGCGATGGCGGCGGTAATAGTTGCCCGATAACCGGTAGACCTTGCCCTGGAATACAATCCGATCAGGCGGCTCTGCCATTCAGTCCCCGACACTACAGTGTCCAGATATCCTATAGCATCTGCACGAACAAAGCCACGCTTCGTTGCTATCTTATGCTCCGGTGTGCAAGCCAAATGTCGCCCATCAGCCAGCATTATTTCAATCAACTCAGGAGCGCGCTTTACCGCCCCAGCCCATTCAACTTCTGCATAACCAGCAGGGGTCCAAACATAGTCGCCAGCCTTCATGTCTTTAATGAAAATATGCCCCCGGTTCGTCAAAACCAGCGCATGCGCAGTCAAGCATCCGTGGCTGGCGTGGTCGTGCACCGGGGTGGCGCGCCAGGCCTGCGCGGCCTCGTTCCATTCCCGGCGGTAGTGTCTGAGGGCGTGAATGCCTTTGGCGCAGCGGACGGCATCGAAATAACAGCGCGGCAACACCATGCGCACCGCGTTGATGCCGTCGGCGATGGAGTGCGTGCGGACGATGCGGGTGGGACGAATACCGAGGCCGGCCAGGGTTTCGATACGGGATTTTCCACTTCCCATCTCGCGGATTTTGGCGTCGTGCGGCAGCAGGTGCCGGTTGAACATATAGGCACGCTGCTGCAGCATCTGCGCGTAATGATCGAGGCCGGCGCCACTGTCCTCGATATAATCGATCATGCGCCACTCGCCCGATCTGGTGACCTGCGCGAACCAGATCGCGGTGCTGTCGTGCACGCCCAGATCCCACGCGGTGGTAACCGGGAGAGCCGGATCGTGCGGCACCCTGGTGATGCGGCCCTCGCGCTCGGCATCGTCCATGAGGCGGCCGTAGTAGCTGCCGCTGTTGGGAGAGGCGAAGCTGCATTCCATCTCCTGCGCGAACTCCTCGGGCGACATCTCGAGGCGCAGGCGGTCGATCGCGGCCGGGGCCAGGGCCTGCGTCTGCGTGTAGTCGAGCAGGTAGGTGCTGTAGCCGCTGGTGATCCTGGCGTGGTCGTAAGCGGCCTGCAGGATGCCTCTGCCTTTTGGAGTGCCCGAGCGCACCAGCGTCCCCATGCGGTCGGCCAGCATCGGCTCGATGACCAAGGGGATCAAAGAGGGCGGCGTGTCGTCGGCCTCGTCGACGATCGCCTCGTCGGCAGCACCCCCGCGCCAGCTGTCGGGATTGTCGGCGCCGCCGCACTGATAGGTGCCGTTGTTAGGCAGTTTCACGGCCATATCACTGCGACGGACCACCGCGCCGGGAATACTTTCAGCAGCCTTGGCGAGCGCGTCCCACAGGCCGGTGCGCTGCCACATCACCCCGTAGGGCAGGATGTGCACGACGCGGGGGAGGGATTTCTTCTCAGTCAGGGCCCGCTTCAGGCCGCGCCACATCAGGGCGGTTGATTTTCCGGCGCGGCGGTGCACCACCGCGACGATGCGCGGGGCGGGATCGTCGATCAATCTGGTCTGCCACGGGCGGGGCGTGAACGGCAGCACCAGGTGGCGTTTTGGGGTGGTGGTCATTGTTGATCTTGAGAAGATGTGCTGGCCGCGGCCGTGCTCCCGGCCATGAGGCCGGCGATGCCGTATTTACGCAGGATTTCGATCGTTTTGGGGTCGAAAACGACGTAGTTAGATGTTCCCTGACCGGATGCGCGGCTGCCCTGGTCGAGATATTTGATGCCGGGGATGCCGGCGTCACGAAGCTTCTGTGAAGCGTCTGCGGAATTACCGGCGTTTGGATAAAACGTATTTCCGCCAAGTCTGGTATAAGCGAGTTGCGCTGCGCCTTGATTGTGAGCGGCTGTTCCTGCCGCTGCCTTGGCTTCTGCCGCCTCTTTTGACTTGAAGGTGCCTGACGCCTCGCCCCACACATTATAAACCGTATGTCGTTCGCCGTCGGGAGATGATTTAACGCTCCACCGTGGCTCTTTGTCCGTTGGAATGCCGAGACCTTCAAGCACATCCTGCACATGCTGGCTCTGCTCGCTCAATGGCTTATCCCAGTCGAGAAAATGCTCGGGGTTGGCGTTGAGAGAGACCTCATACATCTTGCCAGTCGCAGCGCTGCCCACACCCTCTTTGAATTTATCCATCGCCGACTGCCACGCAGGGCCGTCACTGGCGTTTCTGGTGTGCGGTTCATAAGCGGCAATCGCCGACGCGGGATCATACTTGCCGGCATGCTCAACTATCTGCCCCAGCCGCCAATCCTTGCCGCTGAGCTGATCCACCAGATTGTAGAAAGGCGCGCCAGGCTCAACCTTTGTCCCATTCCATTCCAGGGCACGCCCCTTGCCAGCTAACTGATCACGATACGCCCGCGCTACTCCCTCATTCCCGGCGAAATACAGCCCATGCCCATACGCCTGCGCACCCTCGCCGGTGCCGATCTTCGAGGTGTCAAACGCGTTGAAGTCGTAGGGACTGCCATGGAAGGCACGAACTGAAGCCATGTCCGCCGGTCCGAACTGTGATGCGGCCGAGGCTATATCCAGCGCATTCGCCCGCATAGCCGCTGTTACCGGGTGGGCCCCGTAGGCCCCGATCACAGGCGAGAAAGACGGGCTGGCCGGGCTGGCGTAGGTGTCATTGAGGCGCTCGGTGCCGACGGGGCGGTTCGCGGCCGGGGCGGGGGCGAGCAGATTGTCGCCGATGCCGTCCGCCGCGTTCCTGGCCCTCTGCTGCGCGAGCCAGTTCGGGAGATCAGAGGAAGCGTAGCCGGCCATCAGCCGACCGCCCGCGAGAGGAGCCAACCTGCAGCCGCACCGGCCAGGAATGCGGCGAGAAGGAGCACCCAGACCGAGACGTCGAGGACCATCATTGCAGGTGTGAGAACTCAAATAACATGCGGTTTTTCAGCATTTACGCGGTCAGATGTAGGCTAACAGTCGGATTATGAAATCACGCACCA